TGAATCTCTCCGTTCCAGTTTCTACCACGGTACTGTGGCATAAATTTTGCATTAGGAACCTCAAACTTAAAGTGATCTCTAAGTTCGTATTCAATATGAGGTTCAGTATTGATTTTTAAAAATACTTCGTTGGATTTTGAAATAACAAGATTTGCAGTCGTGTCAATCACATAGATCCATTCATCTGTGAATATTTATTCACATTTCAGTAAACTTATATTCTAGCATGATTCTCTGAAATGAGTCACGCAGATACCACAAATGTTCTTGTTCCATAGGGTGTCTAGCAGGAGAACCCTCCCAGGTTTCAATCCTCTTCATAACGCAATGATGTAAAAGACGAACGTCTTCAATAGTCAAACCAACTGTATAATCTGGTTCTTCTTTTTCCATTATTCGACTCTGAAACGGTATTCGAGCATAATTCTTGTTAAGAAACCATCCAAGGTTTCAAGACTTTCTTTTTTATCTGAATCGTGGTGGCAGTTCTTTGCTGCATCCCTAACTGATTCTGTGATGAGGGAAATGTCTTCGATACCCAAGTCAAGAGATATGTAAGGAATATTCTCATCAAACTCTTCATTTTGAAAAATTAAATCGTCATCCATCATCCTAGTCCTGCGTTAAATCTCATAAATTCGATTGCATTCTTAATTTGATAAGTTCTATTAGTTATCTGTTTTAAAATGCTTTCGATGTAGACAAGCATAGTTTCGTAATAATCAATCTTTAAGCATACTGTAGACAATTTTTCGTCAGCGTCAAGGTACTTTTGCATTGTGTCCTTGTCGCGAATTTTTTTAGGAAACGGGTTCTCTATGTATACATCAGGATCTGCTTTACCACTGAAGTATTCATACCGTTCGTGTCGAATATTTTTCTTCTGCTGTTCTGCCTTCTTTCTCATCAGAAAGATAGTATTGTACATTTCAAAATACTTCGCATGGAGAGTGGGAATGTTGGTTGACTCTGTATGGAGGTTATCCATGTCGATCTTAGAATCCTTTTCCCACGTCTCTTGAAGTTTATCAAGATCGATCATAAAGGTTTGCCACTTAAATCAGTTATATCAAATATAGTATACTTGAAAGTTACGTCTGCTGTAAAGTATTGAACGTCGTTGTTGGTAGCATCAAAATTTAAAGTTGTCAAAGAATATGGCCACAAATCTCTAAATTTTATTTGAAAATTTGGAACAAAATTGCTTGTTTGAATTATTAAAGTTCCATCGGAATATATGTCCATTTCCTTGCCATAAGGATTTTTATCTACCTTTCCAGTTCTTTGAAAATCAATAATTTCTTGCAAACTTTCTGGATATCCTAAACCACGTATCCAATTGTATATCTCTAGATAATTTTCTAAATTTTCATCCACTAAAAATCTTAGAGTGAAATCATCAAATAAAATTTTATCTCCAGGAGTATCGATGTCTTTAAGAGGAGTTGCTTGATTGGCAACACCAAGAGTCAATCCTGGAATGTTAGCACTGTTTCCTAAAAAGGAAACTTTTTTTGCCCTATCCATTGTAAATTTAAAACCAACAGGAGATAGAAAGTTCCTATTAGATACCTGTTTATCGTATGGATTTGCCATGATTACTCACTTACAACAGTGGCATTAGCCCAATGTTTTGGTGTGTACGTCATAGTTTTGTCACCCAAAGTTCTGGTGACAACTGTATTTTTACGAGCATTGGCATCAGACTCATTCTCATAGACTTTCCTATCTGCATAGGTTTCAGTCCAAGTATCATTCTCTTTATAGTAAACATCACCAATAGCAGGATTTAATACACTTGGTGTTTTAATATGGTAAGGCATTTTCCTGAATTTTCTAACTATTTATCGACATAAAAAAAGGAGTCCCGAAGGACTCCCAGGTAGACTCTTGTGAGTTTAGATCACATGAGGTTCTTAACAGCAACTCTTCTGTAGTAACGGTTTGCGTTAGTAGTAAGAGCGCCTTCGCCTTGAGTGGTTCCTTCAGCAAATGGGTTCGCGACGAGGCCGTAGCGAGTCTTGAATCCAATTTTTGGCTGGAAGGAGTTCTCACCAACGGCACGAACCATTTGGAGAGGTACATATGGGCAGTAGAAGATGCCAGCGTCATAAGGAGAAGTACCCTTATAACCAACAACGTAATACTGGTTGCCACCTGTTCCGTTTGAAGAGGTGAGGTTAGCAGAATAAGGATCGATGTATACACGATACTTACCTTGCAGAACACCAGCGAAGGTGTTACCAGTGTCATCAACGGTGAGGTTAGCGTTGAGGGCAGGGGTGTAATCAAGTACACCAGCCATGGTGAGGGCGGAAGCAACGTCTGCGGAGCAGAGGATGATGTTGCCCTTTCCTCTACGAGTTCTTTGTGCGATTGCGTTCGCATCTCTCTCGATTTGGAACAGGAGTCCCTTGAACTTCTCAACACTCCAACGTCCGTTAGAGTCAACGTCGAGATCGAATACACCAGCGTTAGCGACGTTAGATACAGCGCCTTGCTCAGCAACCTTATAGATGGTTCTGATGACTTCACGGTTGATCTCAGCCAAGATCTCAGTGGAGAGAATGTTGGCGAGTTCTGCTTCAGCATTCAGGCCGTGAATTGCCTTCAGATCCTGAGCGAGTTCTAAGGAGTACTCTGCTTTCAGTGCTCTGGACTTAGCAGTAACAGTGACCTTCTCGATAGAGAAGTTCATCTGGTTGAATGCGTCTGCTCCAGTGTCCAGTCCTTCAGCGGTGTCGGTACGCATACCTTGTCCAACGTTGAAGTCGGTTTCGGTTGCGGTGCTGGTTGGGTTCAGTACAGCTGGGTTGTTTCCACTCTGAGAAGTAGTACCCATACCAGTGGCAGTACCACTGAAACCATTAGCATCGTCGCGGCCAAATGGTTGTCCAGAGAATGCAGAATCGGGCTCGTTGTAGAATGCCTCATCGCCAGTGGTACGGTTAGTACCATAACGGGAGCGCATTGCGAAGATGAGTCCAGTAGGGCCACTCATTGGTTGAACGCCAGCCAGATCATAAGCGATCAGGTTAGGCATGGAGCGTCTGATCAAGGAGATCAGAACGGGATCGAAACCAGCGGTTGGGCCAGTGGCAGTCGCGCTACCAGAGAAACCTGGTTTAGCGGCGGCAGAGCCAGTGCTCATTGTTGGCGTTGCTTCGTTAAGCATTCCACCTTCGTTGAAGGCAGATTGCTCACGGAGGAATTTTTCTTGGTTTTCCAGCAGGACGGCTGTTACAGCCTTACGATGGGGATCCTTAATTGGATCAAGTCCCTCATAATTGAGGAGAGGTGCCCACTTTTCCTGCAACTGTTCAGATTGGAACATTTGCGTTTACCTTTAAAGTGTTTAAATAGTTTGAATTAATATTAAATTCAGGATTGCTTACCGAAAGAACCAAGTGTTCTCATGTAGGCGGCCATGGAATCAGAGTACGACTCGTTTCCAGCGGCGCTTACACCCTCAGAGAGGGTTTCGGTTTTAGCAGATGAAGACTGTGGCTTTGAGGAGAAATATGACTCCTTAAGTGTCTCCAGTTTTTCACGATATTCTTCTTCACTTTCAAACTCAACACTTTCGGAAAGTGAGGCGAGTTTCTCTTTCTGAGTCTGTGCAAGACCTTCAGAGACTTGATCAAGAATACCATCAGCAACCGACTCTGCAAGACGGGAGTTGAGGGAGATATTTTTCTCGATCTGCTCGTTGAGTTTTGTCTCCATATCATCTAGTTTTTCTACCATGCTCTCAAGCACATCATACTTATCTTCAGGAATAGTTACATAATGTTCTTCAAAAAGACCCTTCATTCCTTCAAGGAATGATTCAGTCATTTCAGTCTTAAGTCCTTGCTCTACGGCAAGGGCATTTTCGGTGAACCACTCATCAGCGACATACTCCAGATAGGAGTCAACGCGCTCGGAGAGTTCCTCCTTAGCTTCTGCAACTTGCTCTTCAAGTGCAGCAGCATACTTTGCTTCTAATTCTTCCTTAATACCGGCAACCTTAGAGTTGATTGCTGCTTCAAAGATGGTTTTTGCCTTTGCTTTGAAGTCTTCGGAGAGTTCTTCGCCACCGAGGAGAGCATTGACATCTTCTTCGACATCATACTCAACTACTTCTTCAGTAGTCTCTTCTTCTTCTGCAACTACTTCTTCAGTAGAAGTTTCTTCTTCTTCGATAGTTGCTTCAGTATCAAGCTCCTCTTCCTCTTTTGCCATCGCTGGTTTTGCTCCTTTATTAACAACGTCTTTGACTTGCTTGAGGGTGCCGCCTGGCTCCTTCAACTTAGCAGAATCGTCGTCTGGCTTGTAGTTCTCGGGGGTAGGCCCACCGAGATCTTCGACGGCACCCAGTTGGGAACCATCGTTTTGAAGCGTAGGCATCGCATCTCCAGCTTTTGCACCAGAGTTAACGGCGGTGCGGGATTGCTGTGTCTTTACTTCCATTTCTTGTAATTGGGATCCACGAGACATTTGAACTCTCCGATTTTCCGGTTATTAAACTATATTTATTTATAAATTAAAAATTTTTATCGATAATGATAATCAAAGGTTATTTAAGAAGTCGTTGAACAGATTTAATTTCTGCTCATCGAGTTTCTTTTGATCTACTAAAGTGTTGATCTGTCTGTATGTTTTTTCTGCATACTTTTCACGAAGGATGCCACCATCCCATACCCATTCTTTACCTTCCATGATACCTTCAACAAAAGCATCAGGTGCAGAAGGATCGGCAACAATATCAGCAGCAGTTGCTAACATAAAATCATCACCGACAACATTGACTCCCTCTCTTGTGGCTTTGAGAGAACCAATTCCTCTAGAAGAAACGCCAAGTTTTACACCCTCTTCAATCAAAGAAGATGCAATCTTACCCATAGGGGTGTTAAGGATTTTCGCTTTACCAATAAAGTTTGAACCACTTTCTCTCAGAGATACAATCTTATGAGATACTCTGTCTAAGTTGACAGTTGGGCCGTCAGGATGTCCAAGTTCGCCAAGTGCTCTACCTGCCTGAACATGATTTTCATTATATCTACCAACTTCACGGCGAAGTGTTTCCATAGGATACATTCTACCATTACGGTTTTTGATGTTACCCTGAAGGAAAACTCCCTCGATATACATTGATTTCTTGCCATTCTTACTTTCGACAAGGAATTCAACTGATTCGATTTCTTCTCTGATAAGTTTCATCAGGCTTGTCCGGTAATTTGTACTTGTTGAATATGAACTGAACCATTACCACCATCATTGACAGCAGCAACTCTCACTGAATTTCTTAAAACTGCATCTTTTGAATCTGCGGCAGAGAAGGCGGTTGTAATTCCACTAGTGTTTGCAGCAACAGTAATTCTAGTTCCATGCAACCCGTCATGGCTCATCGTTGCATCGATGGCAGTGACTTCTGCATATTTAATTTTATATTCATAATTTACTTCGTTTGCTCCCGAAAGAGTTACACGATCACCAATACCAAATGGGAAATTCATTCCCTCTGGACAATCAATTAAAGTTGTCGTTCCAGTTGTAATACCAACAACTTTTTGAGATGCTCTAGTTACCGCAAGTGTTGCGGTGCTATTTGAAGGTATATAATAATCAGCACTGCTCGCCGTAGGGTTTGCAGCTGTTCCAATAGCAACAAATGCATGAGTTTGTCGTGCATTCACTCTAATCACATTACTTTGCACAGCAAAATCAGTGCTTGCAATTGATGTTTTAGTGATACCTAATGATGTAGCCGATCCTACGGGTCTATGTGCCATTATTCTTATAAGTTCATTTAATAGTTATTTATTATTCTTCGTCTTCTACTTCTGGAGACTCAATTTCATCTTCGATTTGAGATTCAATTTCATCTTCGCCAAACAAAGCATTAGACGCTACAGGGCGAAAAGCATCGACTCGCTCTGCAGATTTTGCAAAAAGAATATCTTTAATTTTGTCGCTAATTTGGGACGGTGACTCGTCAGCAACAATCATATCTAAAAGATCGTCCATTTAATTGTATAGTATACGACTATGGGTATTTATATCTCCCCACCCTTGGGTAGTTCTGGAGCTTCTGTTGCAGATCCATCGAGTTCAGGCTCCATAACTGGTGCTCCTAAATCCATATCTGCGTTTGTTTCAAAAGGAAGTCCTGTTTGAGGATCGATCGTTGCAGGATCAGCGATTACGCCATCTTTAATTTCTTTTTTAATTAGCGCATCCTGCTCAAGAATTTCCATATCAGTTTGACGTAAAATATTACGTCTTACATAATCTTGAGAATAATACTTGCCAATATATGGTTCTGCAGTTTGAAGGAGAGTAAGTCTCTCATTCATCAACTCTGCTTCTTTCAGTTCAGAGAAATGATTATCATAAAGGAAATCATATTGAATATGCTCACTCATAACCTCCCAATCTTCGGGAGTAATAATATTTTTAAGAATAAGTTGAGTCTTCAACATGTCATTGAACATGTTGGCAAATCTCTTTCTCAAACGAGCAACAAACTTGGTAAATTTGAGTTCGTCTCTCAGGATCTCAGAAGATCTCCCCAAGTTAAACCCACCTTCTCCATCCATTCTTGATGGTGGGACGTTAAGTGAACGATAGAGTTTCTTTTTAAAATACTCAATATCAGTGATTTCACCCAGGTTTTGTCCGCCAGGGAGAGTGGAGATTTCGGTTCCTCTTCCACCCTCACGCCTGGGAAGCCAGAAGTCCTCAAGCATCGCCATGTACTTTTTGTCATCACGAATCTCTCCTGTGTTTGCATCATATACGAGTTTGTTGCGATAACGCATCATCACATCACGAAGATATTGTTCTGCCTTTACTTTTGGCAGATTACCAACATCAATGTAGAAAATTCTACGCTCTGGAGCACGGGACAATCTATAGATTACCAGTGAATCCTCAATCATTCTAAGTTGATTGAGTGATTTAATTGCTTTATGAAGATACGAAAGAGTTGATCCTTTGTTACGATCAACTAAACCAGATGTGCAATAGGTAATAGAATCTTTAGACATTTTAATGCCTTGACTTGCGCCAGTAGCATTAATATTTCCTGTTGGATATGATGGTTTTGGATTATAAATGAAATACTCTTCCAATTCTGGAAACTCATATTCCATTGGATTATCATTATTATTCTGTAAGGCAGGATTTCTGAACTTATCTTTATCTTTTTTCTTAGACTGCCTAATATAACGCATCTTCATTGCGTCAATATAACGCAACTCTTGAATTCCTGCCTCAGGATTCTTTAAATCAATTACCTTATGGTAAAACAATCTACCGTCAATGTACCAATTCCTATAAATTTCGTGCGCCTTCTTATCAAAGTCGAGAAGATCTAAAATATATTTAAATTCTTTACGAATCTTCGTCTTAATACCATCACTAGCGTTGAGATTTGAAAGTTCAATCTCAACAGGACTATCATTACTATCAGAAACAATTGCTTCATTTACAATATCTTCAATGGCACTATCGCACTCAGGGTGCAGTGCCATCTCACGATATCTTTTAATTAAATCAAACTCAGTCCTAAAAATTCCTTCAATATCAACATAAGAACCAAAAAAACCACTGCTTAGATAGTGATCAACCCCGTCCTCATTATTAGGAGGAACGGGGGAAACCGCAGTTGGTGATAATGGCTCATTGTCCTCAATAGAGAACCCAAATAATTTTGCCATGATTTATATGTTTGACTTTATTACCTGTAGTATTTATCAGACAATAATGTCGCCAGTTTGATCAGATGTAGAACCGTTAGTTGAATTAGTACCTGCAATCCAATACTGAACCTGGAAAGTTACTGTATATTCTTCAATTGCATCAGTATTATCATATGAAAGTTCGATAGAACCAACTTGTGTTGGGAAAATTCCATCAAAATAATAGGTTCTCAATGGTTGAACGCCAGGTGTACCGCCGCTTCCATCGCCACCGCCAGTATTACTATCAGAGAATCTTCCTACCTGATATCCTCTACCAAGTTGATTTACTGTTGCATTACCCATGTATGAATTAGGGTTAGTTGCACCAGAACCATCGGAGAGTTTGTTGATTCCATTCATCCAAGTTTCAAATGCAGTTCTTAACTTGAAATCTTCGTCGTTAATAACTGTAATTGTCCACTCATCAAAGGTTCTATCACCAGCAACCTTTAATTGTCTTCCTCTGAAAGGAATTGAAATTGAACTTACGTTTGAAGCTGGAAGTTGTGCTCCTTTGCAAAGGAACTGGAATGTTTCATTATCCCAATCTGAAAATTTGAAGTCGTTAATGTTTACTTCAAACAGATTGGAGCGGGCTCCTCCACCTTGGAGCCTAGATTTGAATTGTGAGATTGTTTTAAGTGACATTAGTTGAGTCCTCCGTTTAAGTAATTATAAAACTATGATCAAACTCTTCCAGTTACTTCTTCAAAACTGACGCCAGTTCTGGTAGCAACGAAACTAAGGGTTACATAATTAATAGACTTGGTTGGTTTCAAGAAGATGTCTGCACGGAATTCATTGTTATCAATCACGTCTGGAGTGTTGTTAGTTTCATCACAAATAACTCTGAAATCAAAGAGTCCTCTCTTCGCCTGAACGTCTCTGAGGAAAGGTTCAACGACATTAATGAAGTTAGCTCTCGTTATTTCGTCGTTGAATTCAAAGAGTTGTGCGTTAGCAACACCCTCAAGGGACTTCTCAACGGTTAAGAACAAACGACGGACGTTAATTCTGTCGAATGCAGATGCGAAGGACAATCCTGTCTTATCACCAAAGAGGAGAACTCCAGATCCTGGTTGATTGACAATTGGATTGACTCTTGCTTCATACAGCGAGTCTCTCTGTGCTTTATTTGGATTATATGCGAGTTTGATCGCATTATTCAAAGTTCCTCTTGCTTGTCCAGCAGGAGAATACCATGGGAACTGTTCAATATCAGTTCTAACCATCAATCCAGCAACATCAGCGTTAGTAGGAATGAATCTGAACAGATTATTGAATCTGTCATAAGTGTACTTGTAACCAGAATCAAAGACAGCGTATGAAGAACTGGTGATTGGAGCAAAGAACCCAACAATATTATTTGTTTGAGTTGCGGTGCTGGTTACGTTAACGACATTAGCTCTGTGTGGAGAAATGACTGCAACACAGTCTTTTCTTTCTTCAGCAATTGCAATGAGTTTATTTGCCTTTGCCTGAGACTCAACTTCTTCAGTAAGTCCAGGGCCTTGAATTAAGAAATTGACACTAGTCTCATCTTTGTTGGCAAATAATTCATAAGCGGAGACTAAATCGCCCAAAGTTGCCTTCATTCCGCCTGCGGCAGAATAATCAACACCACCAACAAGAGGATAAGTTACGTTACCGATTGCGTTGAAGGTTACACCTTGAGTGTCTAATCCCCAAAGTCCAGCAGCAGTTGTTACTGGAGTAAAGTCTGTAGAGAATCCGGTTGCTCTTGGTTCAGTGCCATGATAGGAATCAGTGAGACTAGATGGATTTCTACCTGCGTAAATGTACTCGGAGAAGTTTGCAAGATAATTCTTGTAGAAAGTCTTCTGTGGAGAATTTACTGAAGAAACAGCATCGTTTGCTTTTGAGATGCTTATATGCTTCTCAAGAATTGTTCCTTGTATTCCACTAACTGTTCCTGTGTCATCAACAATGACAATGTGCATCGCATCATTCTTACTGCTTCTATCAGCACTATACTGATTAGTTACTGGTTTAGGTGCGATTTGCTTCCAATAAATTGAGGTGTTGATTAAGTTAAGTTGTTGTTGGTTGTACCAGTCAACTGCACTACCTACACTAAATCCTCCATCTGCGTCAGTACGGGTTGGGCCCGTGGTGACACCAGAATTATTCATGAAGAAAATGGTATCAGAGGCGTCAAACTGATATAAAGAGTTTGATTCAGCATATGTAATCGCCGTTTCAATTCCAGCAGAGCTAACTCTAGCGGTGATCTTAACATCAATTTCAGATGAACCACCAGATGAGTCAGTTCTAACTCCAGTAATAATTCCTTTTAGGTGGCCACCAATTGTTGCTGTTGTACCAACTCCAACGGAAACTCCGCTTAAGGCAGTTGTAACACCAAATCCAATTTTAGCTCCAAAGTTACCAGCGTTAGTTGTGGTGATTCCAAGCGTCTGATCCGCTAAGTCGTCAATGAACGCTACCTTTAAATTATTAGAGTAAGATCCAGGACTCTTTGCTGCATAGGTGTAGTTTACTGTTTCGCTAGAGTGGTTGGAGTTGTAATCATCAAAATTCCTGATGTTTAAACTCGAACTGGAAGCTGCACCTACACCTGCATTTGCGCTATTCAGAGTCCCACCATTAACTCTTGCAACTTTAAGAACACCACCATATGAAAGGTATGATGCTGCACTCATCCAATACTCGTACTG